CAGAGAAAAAGAGGGGGTGTAAAAAAACCCAAAAAAAAAGAGAAAAAAAAAAAAAGCCGTATTCGTTGAGTTCATAACCATTGATAGGTGTACCGGTTGTGGTGTTGTAGAAAAATGGCACACCAAAAGTAGCTGTTAAATCACGCTGACTGGTGATTAAATATGTTTTGTTAGCGTTGGCTGCTGTTGTACCAGCTGCTACTCCCACGCCAGCACCAGATACTTTGTTCTGTGCTGTAGCAATTACAAAGTATGGTACTGTGTTGACTGCTGATGGAATATATTGACTTTCGTCAATTACTGTTACTTGTACGCCGGGTGATATGAGAGCCATGGTTGAATCCTTTTCAAGTTCTAATATTTATAGAGACCTTGAAAAAAACAGCCGTTTTGAATACCTTTGCCCAAGGTCCATGCCGCTAAATACCGTATGAGACCCATTTGTCAAGCCTGTCACCAACGCCCTTGTGCTGTAAACTACAAGCGTGAGGATATCACACACTATCGATCGCGGTGTGAGAACTGTGCCAGGAAGGGGCGTGGGCTCCGGCCCAGAGAGCCACGCTGGAAGTCAGCGGGCTACAAGAAAAAAATGAGCTGTGATCGTTGTGGATTTAAAGCCAAGTATGCTGGCCAAATCTTCGTTTATCATGTGGATGGCAACTTGAACAATGCCACACTCAAAAATCTCAAGTCAGTTTGTAGAAACTGCGAAGTAGAGCTGTCTAAGAGCGATCTTCCGTGGCGGCAGGGCGATCTTGAACCAGACGCTTGACCTGCTGATACAAATCGTCTAGAGTGCCATTGTTGTCTAGCACAGCATCAAATTCAGTGCCAACCCAAGCAGTTTCGCTGGCATGAATGCCTAGCTTTTCCAACTTGCGTTGACTTAGTGCCCAAGTTGAATTGCCGTTGGCACCACGATTGACACTCACAGCTGAGTTATACCACACAGGCTCAGGCCCACGCACCACACGGATCACACGACCGCCAGCATTTTTGATAGCAGCGATTTCGTTGGGAAAACGACAATCTGATATCACAACATCATCTTGGCTGTGGCGCAGTTTGTTTTCCAAACTGGCAATCCAGATGTCATCGTGAAATCCGGCTCTGCACACTTCTGTTCCCCAGTATTGCAAGATCCAGCGTGGTGTTAGTGTGGGCATGCTCAGTCGTTCTGCCCACCAAGGATCCACACGCTCGCGCCATTCACGAGCTTGTTTTGTGCGTCCTTCTAGCATGGTTCTATCCCATCCAAAAACTTGTGCCACAGCATCTTTTAAGGTGCTTGCAAAACTTTCTCTGCGAAAGTGGTGCAAATTTACCAGATAGTCGGCAATGGTGTCTTTGCCTGACCCAATGAATCCACAGATGCCAATAATCATTTTAACTCCCGAACGTTGAGGTATTTAAGTGTGTTTTGTAGCATGCCAATTTGTCTGCGGCAATCTTCTAATGCATGGTGTGTGGTAGGAGGCATGGGTTGTTCGGGCCATAAACTGAACACTGTGCGGCTGTCGCGTACCATGTAGTACTGCCAAGGCAAGGGTTTGTTGTAGCTCTTGTAGGCATGCTCCAGGATGTTCATGTCGTATGTTGGACCTTGTGCCCACACACGTTTGGCATGCCAAATTAGTTTTCCTAATCCATCTAGTGCTTGATCTAGTGGTATGCGATCTTCTTCAGCAAATGCTTCGTCACGCACTACAGCAGGTTGTGTGGCCCACCATTCTATGGTACCCTGTTGTATGCTACGGGTTTCCTGGCTTTCTAGTGAGACCCTGGCATAGTATGATTGCTCGTAGTGGCCTTTGCCAAACGGATCAAACGCCTGAGCGGCAATGGTAAGAATAGTAGTGTCAGGGCCTGTTCCCAAGCCTTCAATGTCAATCATCAGGTCCATTTGATGATTATAACAGATTTATGACTGTGTGTCTATGCTGTGTTATCCAATCACCCAGGTCAAAGGCTGGCTACCATCCACATACATTTTGAGTTGTTCAAGCAGGCCATCCATTTGGGTTTGTGCTTCGGCTTTCATAGCAGTGCCATTTAGGGTGCTGCCGCTCTGTGGACCAGCGATAGTGCCAAACTTTTCACGGGCTTCACCAATAATCATTTTGCAGTTGGCAACCATGTAGTCACGGATCCATTGTGATATTTGGAAGTCACTCAAGAGATTGATTTCAGGTTTCAAATTGTAAGTCCAAATCAGCACAGCTTCGCCGGTGTTCTTGGGATCACGTATCAACTGCAACTTCTTGGTCACAGGATTGTATGTGTAATTGAAATAGGCACCAAACATACGTCCAGCCAATTCAACATACTGGCTGTAGAAGTCGTATGTGGCAAGGCCGCCTGCCACGTTAAAGTTCATCAAATAAACGTTCAAACTTGCCTGTGCAAACGGATCAAAGTTTGATGCAAAGGGTCCAGTGGCATCACCAAACGTTCTGCGAAAACACTGGCGCACACTCACCACTTCCTGGGGCAGGGTGTAGATGTTTTCGTCCTTGACCAGAGTGAAAAAACTATAACTTTCCTCGTAGGCATTTTGCGCTCGTTGGCGGTAAGTGCCAAGTGTTTTGGTATAGGCAGCTTCGTAATGTGCTGGATCTAATTCCAAATCGATGATTTGGCTGCCCAGTTGAAGTTGTACATACTCAATAAGAGTTTGCTTGAGCTGAGATAATGTGTCTTGCTGTTCTGCCATAGGGACTCCGTGTCCCTATATTTACCAACTCTTGAGTATGATCAAGTTCTCTGTGCCACGGGCATTCCATGCAGTTTCTGTGGTGTTGATATCTTTGAATGCCTTGCGAGCGGCTGGTTTGCCGGCACCCACAATGCCCTTGAGCTGTTCTGCTGGCTTGCGCAGAGTCTTTTGCACCGTTTCCACAGTTGAGAACCCAATGATTGAGTTGTTTTTAACTGTGAAAGACTGTGTGTGGCTGTCTGCCACAAGGTGGATGAGCTTGCGTTTTTTGCTGTCATACAACCAGGCTTCTGCTTTGTCCACAAGGCTTGCGGCAGGCAATGACTTGAGTTTGAGTTCTGCAAACTCTGCCTGAATTTTGAATTTGGCTGCTCGCTTTTCGGGTGGCACTGCCTTGACTTTGCGTGGTTTGCGTTCCACTTTCTTGATCTGCACATAAGCACCGCA